ACCGGTCAGATACTGACCCCAAAGACTGTCCTTTTCTTAGATGAGCCCAGAGATGAATCGGCAACCGTCGAAGAACTCATGACTCTCGGACAAGGAAAGCATAAATGTTGCTGTCCTTTCCAGCAGGGCTCCTCGTTTGGTAGCGCGTTCCTTCGTGTGATGAATGACGGAAGAGCATTCCTAATGTGTACGAGCAATACTCATGTCGAGCACCAACCGCGAACTCAGTTCTGGTTGCGAGGAGAAGAAGGTACGGCACGTAATCCTAAGAAAGGGAAGTCGGGTCCTCACTCTGTCCTCAAGAGGAAGGTTCTCTTAGAAGAGGTAGGCGAGAAGCTTAAAGCTTATGTCTCTGAGAATATAGTATTCAATGCTCCGCAGAATGTTTTCTATAGGAGAGACGATGGTGCATGGCAGATAGGATCTCCCCTTAGGATGGATGGGATCCGTAATCACCTTATCGGTAAACTCACTGACGGTCTTGATGGTAGGCATGTCGGTGCTCTAATCGATGACCTCCTAGCCCACCAAGTGTATGGTTTCGATTGCGACTCTTCTAGGGGAGCCATCGTACAGGTCGGCCCAAAGGGGACAGCTAAACTAAATCTCTATGCGCAACCTGATTGGGAGCCCGCGAAAGGTAAGTACCCACGGATCGATTGGATCTTAGACGTACTCGTAAGCGGGGACACTGAAGGGAAAGATTGGCTGACGCACTGGGCGGGAGCTATTGCCCAAAGACCTGAGCGCCGTTCAATGGTAGCAGTCCTCTGTATGTCACCACAACAGGGGATCGGTAAGTCTATGTTCGGTAGGGTTCTAGGGAATATCATTGGAGAGCGCAACAGTACTGTAGTTTCCAACACTGCACTGAAGGACTCCTTCAATGCCAGCTATGTCACTAAGCTACTTGTCCTAGCGGATGAGGTAGGGATCGGTAGAGGAAACACAGATGTAGTCGCTGCGCTCAAAGCATATATTACAGACGACAGAATTCCTTGCCGAGCTCCTTATGCTGCTCGAACGGAAATAGAGAACCGCATGACATGGTGGATGACTTCTAATGAGAGGCGTCCACTATCTATTGACAAAGATGACCGTAGGTTCACGGTTCTTATGCCCAAGGTGCATGGTAAATCNGGGGATAAGTACAAGCAGATGCTTAGCAAATGCTTCAACCCACACAACGGAAAGTATAGCAAGAGCTTTCAGGAAGAGGTGAGCGCCTTTGCGCATGATCTTCATGCAATGAAGGTAGACTATAAACTTATCTCCAAGCCATATGCCGCACCAGCCAGACAACTATTACAGGAAGCCTCCCGTGGGAGCATCGACCAATTCACAGATATGATGAAGGAGATTGGGGGGGCTTCCATCCTTTCTGAGTATCCACCGGGAGCAGAGTACGGTTCAACCATGGATGCTTTGGCTGTTGGTAAGGGGATTATTCCTTGTGAACTCTTCTATGGATCATTCTGTGCATGGGCTTCGAAGAATGGCCGACGTGACGTCTACCCAGAATCTTCCCTAAGGCTTGGAATGCTAGGGATAAGTGGTGTAGGTGTAGCTTGGGTTCGTTCTGGTGGACGGAGCTTTCAAGCATATACCGGACTTCCCACAAAGAAAGTGGAGAAGAAAACAAAGGCAAATAATGTAATAGAGATGCCTACCATCCAAGCGAAAGCTGAAGGGAGTGACACTCTACCCCCCGAAGCCTAAAAGATAATTTCTCTTACCAGGGATGTGCCCGGGGGAGAGAAAATATAATTATGCGTACCCGTGAGGGCCCAAGATAATTCTTTCAATGGGCCCGAATTCTTTTCCTTTGTGTTTTGGTTGAAAGACCACGGGTGCGCACCCTTTTACTATGGAGATAACTATGACTAAGAAACGACCATTCGTATTTACCTCGAGCGTACCCACAGAAGCTAAGGATCTTCCTGGAGTATGGGAGAATAAATCTGGATCAGGATACCGAGTACCTTACAATGCCCATGAAGCAATGGGGTGGGAACTCAACCACCATGAGTGGGCAGGTGACCTAGAGGTAGAGCAGGCCCTCAAGAATGCATGGCTGACAGGAGACATGAATGATTTTGCTAAGCCCCACCAGAAAAGGATGCTTGCGAAAGCACTTGCTGTAACTGGGTCCCACGGATGGGCCCCTCCAGGATCAGGGAAAACTCTGGTCGGGCTCGTCTATGCTTGTACTGTTGCCCGAAGGGGCGTGAAGTTAATTATTACCAAGGCCGCTGCTCGTGGAACTTGGAAAGAACAGTGCGAGAGGTACACTCGTCTGAAGCCTGTCCTCCTCCTTGGGCAGAAGGGGAAAGCACCCGAAGGAGGATGGAGAAGTGATTGTCTATATATTACAGCATGGGAAACCATAAAGTATTGGCAGAAAGCCCTCGTAAAAGCCGAGCTAGGGGCTACTGTCTGGGATGAGATCCATTGGTTACGTCGTCCAAAGCACACAAGAGCTACAGTCCTAGAAGATGGGAGTGTTCGGTTTGACGGACTAAACAACTCGCTCGACTCTGCCCGAAAGGTTGCGGGAGCTTCCGCTAGGAGTCTAGGGCTAACAGCTACGCCTATCCCTGGGAGAGTGCGAGATCTCTGGACACAGTTAGATCTGGTAGAACCTTGGCAATGGGGAAGCTTCCACATGTTTGGGATGCGTTATTGTCAGGGAACACACAACGGGTATGGCTACCAATACCTCGGCCTAACTAACTCTCATGAACTAAAGAAGCGCCTAGGGTATGTGAAGGTTCGAGTAAAACGCGAAGAGGTAAACAAGCATCTGCCCAAGAAAAGGCGAGAGGTCATTCGATTAGAGGTTGGCCAACAAGATAAGCCCGCCGCGATGAAGCGGGATATCGCTCGAGCAACCAAAGAGGCAAGGTCTGGTGGTGAGGATGCCGCAGGAGCATACTTCGAGACATTACTTATGGAAGCAGCTACTAGAAAATATTCCTATGTTATCGACAGGGTGAATGATGCCATGCAGAATGCCCAGAAGGTAGTGGTATTCACTGGGCGTAGGCTTGACTGCGAGCGTTTAGGGAAGAAGCTTCAGAAGAAAGTAGGAGAAATAAAAGGGTGCGATGTTTGGGTAGCACATGGTGGGACTGACCCTGCCGACAGGGATATCATTCGGACTAAATACATGGAGCATCCAGGGCCCGCACTACTGGTCGGAACTGGGGATGCTTGGGGTGAGAGTGTTGATCTTCAGGATACTGATCTTGCTATAATTTCTATGCTCCCCTGGACACCAGATAAAGTTATTCAATGGGAGGGGAGGTTCTCTAGACTAGGACAAAAGCGCCCNGTCTTGGTTTCCTATGTGATTGCAAGGACTACGGTTGATGAGCATGTAGCCGACTTGCTTTTAGAGAAGCTTCCTCATGTAGGAGAGATAGCAGAGGACCTTGCCGCAGAAGAGATCGAAGGTGCATTAGGCGGGGTTGATGAAAGTGAAGGTTCTCAGGAACGTCTCTTAGAACGGATATCAAATATAGTTTCTTTGATAAGTACTTGACACTTCCTTGACAAACAACAACCACTGAAGTGGTTATACTATAAATAGCAACAGGACAATTATGAAAATCGATGATAAACATTGGAGTGTGGATGCTGTCCACGTAGGTGACAAACTCTTGCTCGACGCAGGTCGATCAGAAGCTGGATGGCATAGAGTAGAGTTGGCAATACGATGCCCGCGCCTCTTCGCCTGGCGAGAAGTTGAGGGTAAGGCTTTTTCTATCAGCCCTCCGCTCGTCAGGGGATCCCTCCTGCATATCGCACTCGCCCACCACTATGCTCGCATGCGAGAAGTCCAGAACGGGGGTGACCCCGAGCGTTGGCTTGCCCCAGATAAAGCAGTTTTCGCCCTTGCAGAGAAGAATGCCCAAGAGTCTGAGCTCTGGATGGGGTGTGCTCCTGCTATTGTGGACGTGTACTTTGCGTACCGTAATAACTGGGCCGGAGAAGAGTGGAAGATTCTCGAGGTCGAGAACCAAATGAAGGCGCGGGTAGGGGAAGGGAAGCACCTCTACACACAACGTGCTGATCTCGTTGTTGAGGATGTTCAGGGACGTGTGTGGATTGTCGATCATAAGTCCGCTTATCGAATAAACTCAAAGACGCTCCAACAACATATAATGGATGGCCAGTTCTTAGGGTACCAGATGTTTGGTAAAGCGAAATACGGTAAGAGGTTCGCAGGAGTAATCGTCAACCGAGTGAAGCTGACCCCTAGATATGACTTTGACAGACGTGCTCTTGAACCAGCACCTCGCGCGTTTGGGTGGTTCGTCCACGCGATTGAGGAGGGGGAGAGAAAGATTGCCCAGTGGACTGGGCGACCTACAGAAGAGTGGCCCATGGCTATGAGTAATCAGATTTGCTATGGAAAATACGGTAAATGTTCCGCGTTTGATCTCTGTCGATTCGGAGCAGACGATGATACGTAGAGGATCTCGTTGGTCATATATGGTTCGAGGGGAGGAAGTAATAGTCGTGCTAGGCGAGAGTACCCCCTGCGGACAAGTCCTAGCGGATGAGCCTGCGCATGATTGTGATTGTATTCATACGAATAAAGCTTGGGACTCAACAGGTTTTCTTGTGCATGCTTCGGAAAGGTGTTGCCACGGCTTAGTTATCTTAGACAACCCCCCAGTATTAGCCATGCAGAATATAGAAAGTCTTCTGGATGAGATCGTAAAGAAGTCTCCTCCTAAGGATCCTCTAGTGAGGTTGATTTGGGACTTGAATAACTCCTACTATCAAGATAGAATTACCAATAACGTGTGTGAGGAAAGTGATGAAAAATAAGACAAAGGGTGTATTCGTATGCCTATATGGGCCTAGTAAGGCCGGAAAGACAGTGGCCTCAGCAGCCGCAGGCGCTAACGGAATCTTCTTGGGAGACCCTTCAGGGCTGCTCTCTTCCGAAAAATTCCTCGGGATCAATAATCTAAAGATTGTCCCTGCCCGGACGGTTCCTGACATCATCTCTACTATAGAGAAGATGAAGACAATGCCTCCCTCAATAGTAGTGGATGACTTCTCCCTTATTGTGGAGACTACTATCAATGAGTATGAGAAATCGAAAGGTAGAGCAGGAATGTGGAGTGCCCTTACTAGGGATGTCCTCGCAGTTCGAGACGCCGCTCGCGCGGCTACGGCCCAGGGTTGTATAGTTATCTTCAACTGCCACGAGCAACCACCTAGAACATCTAGCGGAAAGTTCGTGCGCGGAGGCCCAGCACTTCCAGGCCAACTCCCTGAGAAATTCAGC